CAAGCTATGCTGCTGCTCATCGCGCAAGGGTTTGAACATCGTGATGACAGCGCGGCCCGCTTGCCGCTCATGGTGGACGCCTTGACCATGCCTTACAGGGTGGTGGGGCTATGATCGGGCAATTGAGGCACCGCATTGGTGTTTATGCGCCGAGCCGGATTGCGGATGATATTGGCGGTACGATCACAAGCTGGAGTTTTCAACGCGCGGTTTGGGGTGCGGTTGAACCCCGCTCCATCAGTGAAGTCACCGAGAATGGCCGCTTGGCGGTGACGCAGACGTTTCGGGTAACCATTCGTTACCGGGCGGATTTCCCGCCGCGCGCCCGCCTGATGTGGCGGGATCGGACCCTGCGCGTTGTCGCGTCCAGCGACCCGGATACGCGCGGTGAACGCCTGCACCTTATGTGTGAGGAGGATGTCCGATGAGCGGTTACGATCTCGCCGACGCCGCCCGGCTCATGCAAGCGGATATTCACGCGGCTTTGTCAGCCAACGTTTCGGTTACGCAGGCTTTGGGCGATCCCGTCCGGGCCTATGACGACCCGCCCGAAGTCCCGGTTTACCCCTATCTGACCTACGGCAATGTGCGGTCGATTGATACAAGCGGAGACGGCGCGCCGCAATCCACCCATCAAATAAGCCTGCATTTATGGAGCCGTTATTCGGGTCGTTCTGAGCTGCTTAATTTGATGCGCTTGGTCGAACGCGCGCTTGATGATGACATGCCGCATACGGTGACGCCGCTCTATCTTGATGTGTTTCGCGCGCCTGATGGCATCACGTTTCACGGATTATTGCGCCTATCCGTCACTCTATCCACCACCCCCATTCCCTTGCCGACTCAGGAGATAACACCATGAGCGCTACGAATACCCCCCGACGGGGCCGCGATTTATTGCTAAAAATTGAAGAAGGCGGCACCTACGTAACGGTCGCTGGGCTGCGCACAAAATCGGTTAAGTTGAATAGCCAAACGGTTGATGTAACCGATCAAGGGTCAAACGGATGGGCGGAACTTTTGCCGGAAGCCGGCATCCGATCTGTGTCCGTCACCGGGTCCGGCGTGTTTCGCGACGCAGCGTCAGACGCGAAAATCCGGTCCGCTTTCTTTGCGCAGACGGTCATAAATGCACAGATGATTCTGCCAAGTTTTGGCATCATCACGGCGCCGCTGTTGGTCACGAGCCTGACTTACGGAGGCACGTTTAAAGGTGAGGCGACATTTGAGCTCACGCTGAACAGTGCAGGCGAACCGAGCTTCGCGCCGTTATGACGGCTCAGGGTTTTCGTCCCGGCGATGTCGCCAGCCCGGCCGGGGTGATGCGGTTGACGGTGGGCGGATTGGCGGAAATTGCGGCGCGTTGTGACGCGCCGGATTGCGGTCGCTTTACTTCGGCCCTGTTGTGGCGAGGTTAGCGTTGTGCGGTTGTCGGACGCGCAAGTCGCGGGGCTGATGCCAGCGGCGGCGCGCTGTATCACTGACGCGCTGGCGGCGCGGTCGTGAGCTGGCCGTTCGCGGCGTGGCACCGCCTGGCTGTGCGTCACTTAGCGCTTAACCCGTCCGAGTTTTGGGCCATGCCCGTGCGGGATTGGCTGGCGCTGATTGCGCCTGACGCGCCGGCCTTAGACGGGCGGTCGCTTGATCAATTGATGAAAGATTATCCCGATGACTGAGACTTTACAAAGCGCCGCCGGGCAGGCGGCCGATGCCATTGCGGCGCTGGATGAGGACGGCGCGTTTCAAAGCGCTGACGCCATTGCCGAGGCGTTTGAGGCCGCAGGTGCGCGAATTGCGCGCTCATTTGAGGACGCGGCCAAAAGCGGTGAGTTGTCATTTAATGCGCTAGCGGAGTCGGTTCTCAAAGACGTCGCCAAACTCGCGATTGGAGAGCTGATAGAGGCCCCATTGACGGCGTTAGTTGATGGTTTGACCCAAAGCTTAACGAGCGGATCCGGTGCGGGAACGACCGTTAATATGAACATTTCCGGTGCGTCTGATCCGGGCGGATTTCGCCGGTCTGAGGGGCAATTTGCAGCCACCTTGGCGCGCGCTGTCTCGCTGGGTCAAAGAAGGATTTAGACATGGCCTTTCATGATGTGAACTTCCCCTTACGGCTTGCGTTTGGTGCCAGTGGTGGACCGGTGAGAGCCGTTGATATTGTCGAGCTCGCAAATGGGCGCGAAGTCAGAAATACCGTGCAAAGCCGATCGCGGCGCCGCTATAATGCGGTCACAGGGGTCAAATCTGTCGAAGATGCCCGAACTTTATCGGCGTTCTTTGAAGCGCGGTCGGGACGGCTGCATAGTTTTCGGTTTCGGGATCCGATTGATTTTAGCTCGGGCGCGGACAGCCCCAGTGCGATGGACCAATCGTTAGGCATTGCCGACGGATCACAGACCGAATTTCAGTTGGTAAAACGCTATGGCGACGCTGTGCGTCCCATCACATGCCCTGTGGAGGCAAGCGTTGCTGTCGCCGTCAACGGGAGCCTTGTTGCCCATGTGCCAGGGACGTTGGGCGTGGTTTCAATTGCAGCGCCCAGCGCCGGCGCCGTCGTCACGGCGGGCTTCATATTTGATGTGCCGGTTCGCTTTGACGCTGACGGTTTAGTCCTCTCACTGGATACGCAAGGCGCGATTAATGTCACCGATGTGCCGCTGATTGAGGTGTTTGATCATGCGTAACCTCTCCCCGGAATTGCAAGCGCATCTGGAAACTGGTGCGACAACCTTATGCCGCGTGTTTATTCTTACACTGGCCGACGCGCGTCAATTTGCCTTCACTGATCACGATGCGGCTCTGACGTTTAACGGGCTTACCGCGAAGCCGATGATTGCTGCCCAGACTGAGCAACGGGTCGGATTTGACTCAGATTCGGGCGCGGTAAAGTCCGCTTTTGATATTGATCTCTCCCGCGATGATATTCTTACCGGCGTTTTAGACGGCGCGACATTGGCCGAATACCGGGTCAATTGGTCTGACACCGCGCAATCCGTCCATCTGACAACGGGTCGTATCGGCGCGGTTTCTGTTGTGGGTGAGGGGTTTGAAGCGGATTGGCTGGGGCTGACGAGCTTGCTCGACCGGTCAACTGGACGAGTGTTTTCGCGGCGATGCGACGCCGAATATGGAGACGCGCGCTGCGGCCTTAATGCGCAGTCCGGACAAAGCTGCGCACGCACGCTGGAGGCCTGCGCAGGTTTCAATAATGTTCTGAACTTCCGGGGTTTTCCTTACCTGCTTGGCGATGACTTCTTACAGAAAGGCGTTCACCTCACGCCCAGCCGTAGCGGTGGCTCACGCTATGTCTGAGCCCGTTCAATTACGTCAGCAGGTGTTAGACATTGCCCGGCAGTGGCTTGATACGCCTTATCAGCACCAAGCGTCCGCTCAGGGTGCAGGATGTGATTGTCTCGGCTTGATCCGGGGTATTTGGCGCGCGATTTATGGGTCGGAACCGGAAACACCGCCCAATTATACGCCCAATTGGGCCGAAGACCGCGGCGCGGAAACCTTGCTACACGCCGCCCGCCGCTGGCTCATTCCGACCGCGGCGCCGCGCCCGGGCGATGTTCTTTTATTTCGGATGCAAGCCGGGTGCCCCTGTAAACATATCGGCGTTTTGGCGGCCGAGGATCGCTTGATCCACGCCTACTGGGGCCGTGCCGTTGTTGAAAGCTGGCTGGAGCCGTTTTGGGCGCGCCGGATCGCGTTCGCGTTCGCGTTTTCGTTCCCGGACCCTGAACCGTCCCGTTCAATTCAAGAGGTTTCTTTATGACCAATTTGGCCGTTCAGGGTATCCAATCCTTTGCGCGCGGCGGCGTTCGCGCGGTCACGCAACTCGCGATTTCAACCGCGACCGGTGCGATCACGCGGGCGCTTGATAACCGGGTGTTCGAAGGTCCGCGTCTCGAGAGCTTTCAATTGCAGACCTCCCGCGACGGGGCGGCCATGCCGCGTGTTTTTGGCCGGGTACGATTGGCCGGGCAGGTTATTTGGGCGAGCCAAGTACGCGAGCAGGTTAGCGAAGACAGTGTTGGCGGCAAAGGCGGCGGCCCGACCCAGCGTAATTATTCCTATTCCATCAGCTTTGCCGTTGGCCTGTGTGAAGGTGAAATCCTCGGTGTTGACCGTGTTTGGGCCAATGGAGAGATTTTGCAACGCTCCGGATTGACGGTTCGCGTGCATACGGGATCGGACACGCAAGGGCCTGATCCTGTGATCGCGGCGACGGAACCGGGCGTGGTGCCGGCCTTTCGCGGCACGGCTTATCTGGTGTTTGAGGATTTTCCATTGGATGATTACGGTACGCGCTTGCCGATCATCAATGCAGAGATTGTGCGCGGCGTAAAGCGCGGCGGGCGGATGGAAGATCTGATCCAATCCGTCAATCTTCTCCCCGGGACGGGTGAGTTTGCGCTGTCGCCCACGATCGTCGAGGAAACGCCCACAGTAGGCGTTACGATTCCGTCCAATATGAACAGCTTTACCGGGCAAGCAGATCTGCTGACATCGCTGGATCAATTACAGGCCGAGCTACCCAATTGCCGCCACGTCAATATTATTTGTGCGTGGTTTGGAAGCTCGCTGGACGCCGGGGACTGCGTGATCCAACCGGGCGCTGAGCGGCGGGATCGTCGGTTGCCGGACGCCGAATGGGGCGTTGCAGGTTATGATCGCAACACGGCCTATATTGTCAGCGCGGATAATGACAACCGTCCAAATTACGGCGGAACGCCGTCTGACGACAGTGTCATCGCGTGTATTCAAACGCTTAAGCAGCGTGGCTTTGCTGTGACGCTTTATCCGTTTCTGCTTATGGATACGCCTGGCTTTCCGTGGCGGGGCCGGATTGCGGCAGACTCAAGCGCGGATGTGAGCGCGTTTTTTGGGACAGATAATGATCTGCGCTTTCGTCATCATATTTTGCATCACGCGCGTTTGGCGCAACAAGCAGGCGGCGTGGACGCCATCGTTATTGGCTCTGAGTTGAAAGCGCTTATGGCTTACCGGTCGGGCGAGAGCTTCCCGGCGGTTACGCAGATGCAAAGTCTCGCAGCGGCGACCCGCGCGATTGTCGGGCCTATGACGAAAATTACTTATGCGGGGGATTGGTCGGATTATTTTGGTGTGCAGGATGGCGGTGACGTGCGTTACCACCTGGATCCGCTATGGGCGGACGCCAATATCGACGCCGTTGGGATTGATGCTTATTTCCCCTTATCGGATTGGCGGGACGGGGATCATCTTGATGGTGGCTCCGGTCGGCGGGCGCATGATTTGGATTATCTGGCGGGGAATGTCGAAGGCGGGGACGGTTATGACTGGTTTTACGCCAGTCCGGCGGACCGCGACGCGCAACTCCGGACCGCGATTAGTGATCCCGTTTACCGCTACAAAGACCTCCGTTCATGGTGGAGCCAACCTCATAATGAGCGTCGGAACGGCGTCGCCGTCGGCGAAAGCCCGTGGGTGCCCCGGTCCAAACCTATCTGGCTGCTCGAAATTGGCTGCCCGGCGGTCGACAAGGGCGCGAACCAGCCCAATGTGTTTAATGACGACAAATCAGTCGACGCCGCTTTGCCCTACTATTCGGACGGCGCGCGCGATGACTTGATCCAACGACGCTATATTGAGGCGTTGCTGAGCCATTATGACGCCACGAATGAGCCCGGCTTTCTAGACTTATCGCGCGCGTCTGTGTGGGCTTGGGACGCGCGGCCTTACCCCGACTTTCCGGCGCGCACAGCCGTCTGGTCCGACGGGTCGAATTGGGCGCGCGGGCACTGGCTGAATGGCCGCACGGGCTTAATGCCTGTCGCTGATATTATCGACGAGCTGGCGCGTGATAGCGGGCTTATGACCATTGATGTGTCCGGCGTCTCCGGCGTGTTGCCCGGCTATGTGATTGACCGTCCGATGAGTGCGCGGGCCGCACTCGGGCCTTTGATGCAATTATTTGCCGTTGATCTTGCGGAGCGGTCCGGAGACGTCGTGTTTGCCATTGGCGGCCCGGAGACGGTTATGATCGCGGCTGACGATCTGGTGCGGGGACCTGTCACGCGTTCGCGCGCTGATGCGGAAACACGCATCAGAGATGTGCGCTTGACCTATATTGATGCGGCCCGTGACTACCAGCTTGGGACGGCGTCAGCGCGCGACCGCGCCGCTGAATCTGTCGCAATTGCTGACCTGGGCGTGCCCGCC